TCGGTGCAGCAAGCACGTCGTCGCCAATGACGGGCGCAGCGTCGCGTACGCGCAGGTACACGTCGGCCAGCAGGCCGTTGTCGAGCGCGCCCCCGGCAGACACCGCTGAACAGAACGTCGTGAACGTCTGGGTGAGGGTGACGTGGTTGTAGCCCGCGCCGTACTGCGTGCCATCCGTGGTCGAGGCTCCTGGCGAGACTGCTGTAGTGCTGTACAGGCCGGTGTAGTCGCCAGACGCCTGCGGGCGGAGCGAGACGCGCGCCGCGTGCAGCCTGTTGAGCACCACACGCGCCGTATTTGCCCCTGGCTGCGCCCCAGCGGGTGTGACGCTGCCGGTGTCCGTCCAGCTCAGCGTGCTCATGCCAACAATTGTCGCCATCAGCAGCTCGCCGCCTGCCGTGCGCCCGTAGACCTTATAGCCCGTCGCTCCTGGCACGAGCGCCCACGATACGTGTACTTGATGCGTCGCGTTCGCGTCATTGGCGGTCAGGATCGTCTGATTGGTACTTACCGTCGTCTCGCCCGCTGGCGTCGTTGCTGTGATGCGGTACGAGTACGTTGTGTTGAAGTTGAGCGTGCCGCCCGTCACAATGTCCGACAGCGTTGGATGCGCAGGTACAGCGATGAGCGCGCCCGTATCTGCGACTTTAAAGGTTAACGGTGATTCGACGCTGCCAGGGATACCAAGCTGAAAGACGTTGCCTGCCATCGTAAGCGTTGCGCTTGCAGCGTAGCTGACTGGCGCAGTACGCACGTACGGGTACACCGAGAGCGACAAGAGCCCGCCGAGCCAGAGATCACCGTCTGGGAGCGCGAGATCGGCGGGCAAGAAACTGCCATCGACAACATCGAACGCGGCAGGCTGCGACGCGCCGGTAAACTGCGCGACAAGGAGGATGCGCCCACCACGCGCGTACGGCCCCTGCGCGCGACGCGCCTGTTCGAGCTTTTGATCGATCCGTGCCCACTTTTCGAGCGCGCCGTTGAGGCTTGCGCCGGTAATGAGGATTGGGATTAGTATCTCGCGTGTCCCGGCGCGTGTTGCCGTTAACTGTGAGCGGTAGATCCCACGCTCATGCACGCCAAAGCCGACACCACCAGGAATCGTCTGTGACCCGGCTTGGACTGGAACGATAGGGATACGGTAGTTTATCTGATCGTCCAGGTAGAGAACGTCAGTCGCGCTACCGAGATCGCCGGTTTGGAGTGCGATATACATTTTCTACTCACTGTACCGGGCATTCAGCGAGCGAAGAGCGCATGGTTTGGCCGTGGAACAATCCCTTGCTCGTCACGCTTGCCAACACCTTGTTATCAACGCAGAACTGGTTTGTGAGGCTGACACCACCACTCCCTGTTAGCGCGTTGAGATCCTTCGCTTTCTGATCCATCTTACTCGTCGCAGTGTTGACGCAATCGGTTACCTTCGTGGTCTGCCCGCAGGCCGCATCAGCCGCCTTTGTCGCGGCGTCTTGCGCCTGCTGGAACGCATCGTTGATTTGCGTCTTCAGTGTATCGACGTTGCTCAAGATCGATTGCGTTGCATCGTTCGCCGCGTTGATGATCGTAACCTGCTTCTCGATCTCGGAGATTACTTGCTGCCTATCGGCGTCCGTCTTCGCTGCCGTCAGCTTCGCCTGCAGATCCATCAGCACAACGGCAGCGGCCTGCGCGATCTGCACTTGCGCCGTGTACGACGCTTTTTGCGCCTGGAGCTGCCCTTCGAGCTGGCGTACGCTCGCAATCGCGGCGGCGACTTGGTAGTTATCCTGCTCCTTGAGCGCTTTGATCTTCTTCTCTACGCCGTCTACGTACACCGTCACGTCGAGTTTGTTCAACGTTGCTTGCTGCGACGAGAGCGCCCTAATGTCGTCTGACACGCGCGTCTTCATCGTATCGTACGCGCTCGTGGCCGCGCTGGCTGCAGTCTGCAGATCCGAGGCGAAGCTCTGCACGATGGTAAGCTGCTGCGCGAGCGTTTGATTCTCGGCTGCGGTCGCGCCGGTCCCCTGTGCAAGCTGCAGCTTGAGCACCTGCTGCGTCACGCCTTGCAGCGCAAGCTGCGCATTCGCCGCTTTTGTCTGAAGCTGCGTGAGCAAACCTTCGTCGCTCGTCAGCATCTTCTGTGTAACCGCGATAGCCGGGAGCGGCTGATCGACGCCCATGATCTTGTTGAGCGCAGCCATGCTCGTCTGCGCTTCCTTCGCGGCGTCGCTGATGGCTTTGATATTCGTGATCTGCCGCTGCGTTAGCGTGTCGCTGTCGGTTGTCGCGGTGGTATACGCCGTCTTCCAGTCGCTTGTGTATTGATCGGCAAAGCCGCCTACGTAGTCAACGTACAGCTTATCGTTGTCGATCCGCGCCTGGATCGTCTGCCGGTCGTTGTCGTTTGTCGCGGCGTTGTACGCATCCTGGTCTTGCTTGAGCTGCTGTAGCCCCGCGATCTTCGCGTTGACCCACTGCACTGCCGTTGCCTGCAACTGCGCGGCTGTTGCCTGCTCGTTCTGCACAATGTCCGCGTTGACGGCTTTGTACTTACCTTCGCGCAGCGGAGACATGATAGAGTCAAGCTGCGTTTGCGCTTTGCCAAGTTCGAGCGTCGTCGTAATCGCCGCTTTTTGTCCGTCGTAATACTGCTTGAGCGCTTCCGTCGCTTGCTTACGCGACTCGGTGAGAATGCCGGTTGCTGCCGTTGCAATTTGATCTTGCTGCGTTACGGCGTCTCCCGTTATCTTCACCTGATCGAGCGCTGCCGTCATTTCGTCCCTGGTCGCTCCGGCACCCTTCGCAATAACCTCGTTGAGATGATCGACAGCAGCAGCATACGCCGGGAGCGCATCGTGTGCGGCCTGCAGCGCGGTATCGCGCGTTTGCCGGATCGTATCAAGCTCCTCCGGCGACAACGTGATAAGACCCGACGATATTTGCTGCTTGAGGTTATTCAACGCATCGATCTGCTCTTTGGCGAGATCGCGCTGCGCCACGACGCCCGCGTTCATATCGCCAGCAGGGGTAACGGGCGCGCCGCCCCCTCCGCCGCCTCCGCCGCCGCCTCCGCCGCCGCCACCTGTTGCCGGGATCGGCTCTTTGTAGGCAAGCATCGCCGGGGCGTAGAGCGCAGCCGTGCTCGCCACGGCTGCGAGCCCGCTAGAGAAGCCTTGACCAAACGCCGGGGCGACCGGGCCAGCCCCAAGCTGTGCAGCAGCCGCGTTGTACGCGGCGAAGGCGGCGCTGATCGCGGTGTTCACCGCAGACATCAGCGCGTTCGCAAACGCTGCGCCAAGGCTGCTTCCTGCCGATGCGTGTTGCGGCGCTGTCGATGTCTCGCCGTTTGCTGCTGCCGTTGCAATCGTGATCCCGGCGCTGATCGCGTTCGTTACCGTCCCCAGGATGCCATTGGCGAAGCCCATGCCGCCTGCGGTGCCCGCACGCGGCCCCTGCGTCGCTGCCGTCGTATAGACATTATTCCACGTCGTTGTGTTGGCGCTTTCCATCTGTTTGAGCGCATTCTGCGTCTGGGCAGACATCGTGCTCATATCAATCGCCGTGCCGCTGGCGTATGCCTTGACGATGCGCTGAAGATCCTGGATCGGGATACCGGCGTCTTGGAACGCCTTGGTGGTATCAGCCGTGAGCTGCCGCGTATCCGACATGCTCTTGCCCTGATCTTCGAGCGCTTTCTTCGCGTTCTCGTAGTGTGTAATGTCGGCTTTGATCGCCTCTTGCTGCGCGCTGTGCGGTGCCGTGTCGAGCAGCTTCCTGTTGAGATCATCCAGTGTGAGGTTGATTTGATCGATAGCGACTTTGAGCTGCATCTCTTGCGGCGACGGCTGATTGATGAGATTATTCAGCGCATTGCGGAACGCATCGGTCTGTGTCGCGCCGTTCGCCATTGCGTCGGCAACCGCCTGCAAATCAGGGATCGCGCCGGAGGCTTTCTTTCCTGCTGCATCAAGTGCGTCGGTGAGCCCTTTCATGTGTAGTTCTTCTTCGATGGTAGCGGGGGTAAACCCATTCTGCAGCAGATCGACGTACTTCAGCGTCGCCTCCGCAACGCTTGATACCTCTGCGCGGTGATCCTTCGTCAGCGTTGTGAGCGTCGCAAGCGCCTCTTTCCGCTGATCGTCCGCCAAGTTGAGGATGCGCGTCGCATTCGCAAGCTCTTGCTCAGCAGCAGCGCGATCTGCTGTCGTCTTATTTGCCTGCGCGGCAAGCGTCTGCAGCTCTTGCTCAAGTGCCGCTTGCTGCGATTCCGCTATACCGGCGAGATTTATACTCTGGACAAGCTGATCGTTCACCAGCGCTTCTTGCTGATCGGCCTGTGCTTTCTGCTGCGCTGCCTTTGTGGCTGCGTTGAGCGACGATTGCAGGCTATCAACGGCATTCTTCTCAGCGGTAATTGATGGTGTCAGCGCGTCGGACTTCTTCTGCAGATCATTGATCTGCGCCGTCAGCGCTTGGTACTGACCATGCGCACTAACCATCTCTGTCGAGGTTGCATTAAGGGCATCGCGCTGACTCTTCAACGAGCTGATCGTCGCGTTGATGTTCGCTTGATATTCTTCATCGGAGACGAGCTGCGCGCGCTTGATGTCGAGAATCTCCTGATCCGCAAACTTAGCAGCACGCAGCGCCGCTGTCTCTTGATCAATCGCCTTTGCGTGCTCTGCCGTCGCTGCTGCGGCCTGTTGCTCTGCCTGCGCGTTCGACTGCTCATTGTTCGTTGCAAGCATCAGTACGCCAGTCAACACGCCAATACCGATGCTGAGCAAGCCGATAGGACCGAGCGCCGCCAAGAAGCCGCCCGCAGCAATCGCCGCTTCTTTGAGCGCTAGAATCAAACTGCTTGTCGCGACAACTTCGGCCTCGGTCGCTGCCGTTGCAGCCTCCGCGCCCGCGATCTGCGCATTGGTGACGATGTTAAGCGCTTCTTTTGCGGTTATATCGCCGCCCTCAGCAAGAATGACGCTGCGGTACGCATTTGCCTGCGCGACGAGCGACTTCGCGTTGTTGTCGCCAGCAACCGCCATCGCCTGCGTCCACGAGATGTCAACGCCGCGCGCTTCTGCGCTCAGCTTGAGTGCCGTCGCTTCTTCAACGATGCTGACTTGCTCAGCAGACAGCGCACCTGCCGCGCGCTCGCGTGCTGCCGTCTGTTGACTGATCGCAACGGCAAGGTCGCGCTCGGCAACGAGGCTGCGCTGCATCGCCGCAACATTCGCGTCGTACGCCGCACTTGCGCGCGCCAACGCTGCCGCCTGGAGATCCTGATCCGATGCTGCTTTTGTCGTCGCAGCGCTGCCGCCCTCCATTGTCACGATCATGCGACCAACGGCACGCTCAATGCCACCGAACATATAGAGGAGCGGCGAGAGCGCGGTATTGAGCAAGAACGCTGCACCGACGATAGAGCCGATAACACCGACTGCGAGCACGCCAACACCAGCAAGTGTCTGGTGTGCCTGGGCGAACTGCATCATTGCGTTCGCACCCTGCGCCAGCGGCGCGATCAGCGCATTGACAACCGGCAGCAGACCACTACCGATGGCGATGGCGAGCAACTGCACGTTACGCCCAAGAACCTCTGCCTGCGCGCCGGTTGTCTGCATGTGCTGCGCGTACGCATTCTGGACCGGAATTGCCTCGCCGTTCATCGTTGCAGTGAGCGCAGCGAGATTGTTCTGGAAGCCATTAAAGTCGAGCCCAGCGACGCTGATCTCACCACGCAGCGCACGGATGTTCGGGAACATATCGAGCAGCGCTTGGTTCGATCCGCCTGTCGCCGCCGCAATATCGGCCTGGACCTGCGTAAAGCCTCTCGACGCGAGCCCAGCGGCAGAGAAGTCGGTAACAAGATCGATGCCGGTGATCTTGCCGAGCTGTTCGATCTCCTTCGCGGTCGCTTGCGATGGCTTCGCGATGTCTTTGATGATGTTCTCGAACGCGGTTGACGCCTGTGCGGCAGACATGCCGTGCTGCGTCATTGTGTCGAGCGCAGCGCCGACTTCTTGCAGCGAAACGCCGAACTGTGCGCCAGCTTGCACCGCTTTGGCCGACGCTTGCGAGAACTCTTCCAGCGTCATATTGCCGCGCTGCGCGGTCAGCAACAGCGTGTTCATGTACGACGCTGCTTGATCGCTCCCTGCGCCGAAGTTACGCATCGTCACAGCAAGCAGGTTTGCCGTCGTGCCCAGCTCCGAGCCGGTCGCAACCGACGCCTGCATCGCGTTCTTGACGATGTTCTGCGACGCCGCGAGATCAAAGCCAAGGTTCGAGGCGTGCATGTAGCCTTCGGCAAGCCCTTGCAGGCTCGCCCCGGACTGCGACGCCATTGTCTGTATCTGCGACGACATGCCAGCAATGTCGGCATTCGTCATTTGCGTGTTGTTGTGGATGTGGTCCGTCAGCGTTTGGTAATCTGTTGCTGCTTTTGTAGACGCAATAGCAACCACGTCGCCAATGAGGCCGACGACGCCCGCAGCCGCTTGCACGCGCGTCTCTAAGCTGCTCACCGCAGCTTGTGCCGACGCGATGCCAGCGATGAAGTTCGAGCTGTCTAAGCGAAGCTGGCTGACCAGATCCGCAATCGTGACCACTACGTGGCCCCTGGATACGACGGAATGCCGCTCGCAGCAAAGAGCGATTGGAGATACTTTGCTTTCTCAAGCATCGTATTCTCCTGCGAGCCCACGATCTCTTCGCCACTAAAGTCGAGCATAAAGTCGTCTATCGTTGCGTCTTTCGCGTTGCCGAACACCTTGGCGATCACCAAGCAGAGAAAGGCGGTACGAATATCATCTCGCACCGCCCCCACTGGCTCGATCTTGTCGTATTCCATCCATTCGCTCAGCTCCTCGGAGCTGAACTCACTGGAGAAGCGGTCTACGTCAGCTCTCCCGCAGGCAAGAGCGAGTCGGAAGATGAACCGTCGATAGGGGTTGGCTCGGAGGCTTTTCCCAGGCTTTCCATGTCCTCCTGAGTAATGCCAGAGAGCCGCTGCGCAACCTCGGCCACTTTATTGACCGCTGCTGCGTTCTTCGTTCCGAGCCAATCTGCATCATCATTCGTGAACAGCCGTTCGCCATTCTCGTCAATGATGCACCGGACGATCAGCCGCGCCTTGAGATTGACGAAGTAGTCGTCGTTGAACTCCATCTCAACCTGCGTGCGCCGACCCTGCGCGACGATCTTGCGGTTGATGATCCCCGCTTCGTACTCGTCGCGCTCTTTCGCCCTCATAGCTCGAACAATAACTGCACCGCCCCCCTCTTCGACTTCAACCGTCTCGCGCTTGAGATCCTGGGCGGAAAGGATCTCATACCTGTTGAGGATCGCCATGACCATCTCCTTGATGCTATATCCCCACGGCGACCAACAAAGAGCAGCCCGCCCGCCCGCGGGCTGCTCCTGTCGCCGCCGAAGCGGCCTGGTGCTACGGCAGTGCCAGTGCGTTGCCATTTGCCGGGTTGATCGACGCGCTGGTGACCGTGATCGTAACCTGCGACATCAGCTCGCCATCGACCTTCATGTCTGGCTTGAAGGACGACACCCAGCCGTTGAACGCCCACGTCACGACATTGACCGGGAAGGTGACCTTCCAGCCACGCCGGACACGGCTGTAGAGCAAGAACACGAGGCCAGCCGAACCCGCGTGCGTCGTGCCGTTCGCGATGTAGTTGATCGTGAACGTCACCGTTCCGAGATCAATCAGCGTCGCGATACGCTCCTTCGCCGCTGACGGCGAAGCGTGCGTCGTGACTTCCTTCATGTCCATCTTGAGATCGGGACCGGCAATGTCCCGAAGCTCTGCGATGTTCGTCCAGTTGTTGCTGAACGTGCCGTCGTCCAGCGCAAGTATCGTTCCAAATGCGCTGACGGCATTGGTCTGTGCGAGTGCCATACCTTCCTCCTATACGCGATCAGCGCGTTAGTTTACTCCGCCGAACTGCGGCGTCGAAGCAATACGACAAGCAGCAAGCGCAACGGAGACGTTTGACACCGTAACATTCACTAGCCCTGTCGATTGTCGCCATCCAGAGGGTGAGAACACTTGATAGATTCTAATTGTGCCGCCGCCAGCGATAGCATCCGTTGTAATGTCGCCAGTGCGGCCTGTTCGTGGCGCTGCGACGGACGATACCGTAATCGTCGCCCCTGCGCCGCTGTTCTGTGCGATCAAGAACGTCATGCCATCGCAGGCGAACGTCGCTGCGCCATCCGTCGTCGTAAAGGTGAGCAGCGACGGCGTAATCGCAAACGGATTCGGCAGCGTAATAACGGTAAGCGCCGTTGTCATGCAAAGCTCCTAAATCGGGAAGCGCACAACTGCTAACATGAAGTGCGAATCTTGTCCCGATGGGATCGTAATCATACCGCTGCCGTTCGCCCAACCTTCAACCGGGAACATCTGCGTGACGTACCGCGCGCTCGCGCCGACAGACTGCGTGAGGTTGCCGGTACGCCCCTCTTGATCGGGAGTCGAATTGACGGTAAACGTATGCGCGCCGACATCTGTATTATTGATGATCAGGATCTCGCGCCCCGTCGATACGAACTGGTTGCCGTTTGCAACATCGTATGCCGTAGCTGCTACTACTACACCAGCTGTATCGAACGGGCCGGGGGCGACAATTGGTGTAAGCGTCGTGAACGGCATCGCTACTCACCTGCCTCCGGCGTATACGACGCAACTTGATCGGCTGGCGTCGTTCGATTGATCTTGAGCCACGCGCCGGTAAGATCCAGAACTAAGTGCATCTTGTGATAGTGCATCAGCGCTTCGAGCGGATCGTCAAGGTACGCCCATGCGCAGAACTTACAACAGTAGTTCTCGTGCCCATGCCACGCCTTGATCACGTACGGATCGCTGCCATCGACATCGTTAGCCAGCCGTAGCAGCGCGGCGATCTCGGGATCGGTGAGCTGCGGTGGCTGCGGCGCGGGCGGCACAGGCGGCTGTTCCGATGCTTTCGGCATAGCTGTTACTCCGAGAGCCGCTTGCGGCATTCGATATTGAAGCCGTACACAACGCGATCTCGTGCGTCCGGCCCCATCTCGAACGGTGCCTGCAGCGGCTCGATCCCGTAGTAGAACGTCCCGTTTAGCGTCATATTCTGTACTTTCTGCAGGATCGTGTACAGAATCTCTACGTTGGTGCGTGCGTTG